TGCGCCTGAAGAATCATTTAGCACGGTCGTTTGCAACGTTAGCGTTCCAGCACCAATCGCCAGAATTTGAAACGGATAAACACCTAAAGGATTGAACGTATTCAACAACGGCTTGATAATCACCATGTCGCCTACGACAAACCCATTCGTGTTACTAACACTGAGATTGGTGAACTTTTTGTAATAAAGAATGTTCGGATACCCTATAATGTTAGTACTGTTGGACTGAATTAAATTTGTCGCCGACAAATTAACCACGTTGGGAGGAACAACGAAGGAGGCTTTCAACGTGCCAATTACCACATTCGGAACATTGGTGGATTTTGATACGAGTGTGCCTGCGGGAATGTAATAAGCGGCACTGTGACCATACCCGTCTTGTCGAAGAACAACCTCAATAGTACCTGATGGTGAAAACTTGACAAGAAATGCGTTGGTGTAAAGGTCTGGCTCTCCTGCTGGCGTTATCATTCCCGGGCCACTGAATGTCACCAAATCTCCCGCCTGAAATCCACTATTATCCAAGGATAGAATAATTCGGCTACTAATATCAAATTGGGATTGATAACCACTGGCGTTGGTTTTTGTAACAGCCGAATATCCAGACCTAACGACGATTGGTTGATCTGCTGCGATTGTGCTTCCGGGCGTTGCACTGACGTTGGTAAGCAGGGCGGTCGCATTTGCCACCTGTTGTGTGGGCTGATAAAACGCATTATTAAAATACACCGGCACGTTGTAAGGCCCGGTGTACGGCGCCGTCAGCGTGAGGGTAATCGTCTCGCCAATCACACGCGGACTTGGAAAGTTTCCGACAGCAAGAGTTTTCCCCAAAACCACACTCGGCCCGTAACTCCTTCTCGTCGTAACCCCATCATAAAAAATCGGAAGCTTCGCGCTGCCATCCGAAATAATCAGCCACTTTTCCGATTGCCACATCCACACCTGATTCGTCGTCGCATCGTTCGGATCACCGGGAATCGTGATCTCCCGCACATCCCACACCGCGCCATTCTCCGTCAGCGTAAAAAGTCTGCCGCTGATTTGAACTACGTTCTGAGTTGGTCCGAAATCAGGACGATAGCCAGCCGGAGCCGCCCCCTGAAAGAAGCCTTTGCGAAAAGCCAACTCCATCGCCGCATCACCGCCGAAATCCAGAGTCAACTTTTGAACGGGAGGACGGTCGGTAGCGTAGCCGCCTCGGAAAGTTGTGTTGATGGCGAAACTGCACTGTTCGCGCGGGAGCAAAAGCGGCGCGACGCCCGAATTGATCCCGTAAGGAAACGCGGCGAGCAGGTCGAGATACTTTTTTACGAGTCGTTCGGCCATGATTGACCCTTCAGGGCCGCATCAGGGAACCACCTGCGCCGCGACACGATAAACTCGCCCGTCCTGATTCGTGAAGTAGATCGCAATGTCCGGCGTCACCGCCGTCGCGTTCGTGCCCACATTCACCGGCACGTTCGTAAGGCTTATGCCGCTCCCCACAAACTTCCCGTTGAACTGATTGCTCCCAAAGTTCGTCAGCGCGTTTCCATTCCCGACAAACGTGCCGATCATGTAGTTTGAACCTGTGAACACGTTGTTGCTCGACAACACGAACCGGCTGATGTTCGTCATCAACGTCAGACTTTCAGTGGTGTTCGTCACCACATATTTTGCGATGTTGGTCGAGAGCAACAACGATTCCGGCGTGTTGGTAAAAACACTCTTGGCAATGTTCGTCGCCAACAACATCACGTCGGGTTGCAGGTTCGTAGTGAATTGCTGCCGGAGAACCGGCGGCGCACCGAATGAAGTTGCCAGCGACAACAACAACAGGAAGCTCACCACAATCGCAATCCAACCCGTGTTCGTCAGCGTTCCGGTTTTCTTGACCCAAAAACTGTCATCCGTCGTGTTCAAATATGTGGCCCCCGGACTTGCCGTAACCGCGCCCTCGGGCGAACCGGCAGCCGCAAAGCCAGGCGGTAGTTCCCCGGACGGCGACACCTGCGCTCCGCTCGCAATCGCCGTCGCCGCAGCCACGTCATTCGGGTAATCCAACCATTCCAGTTCGAGCGCCACCGCGCTCGGCTTGGATACCACCCGGTAATGGGACGGCCCGGCGATCACCACCACCTGACCGACAACCGCCCACGTCGAATCGCCCACGGCCATAGTCACGTTATCGCCCGCCGCCACCGGCACATTGGAATTCGCCGTCAGCGTGGTAAACGCATTGATACCGTCTGTGCCGTCGTCACCGTCGTCGCCGATTAAGCCGGGGCTGCCGGGAATGTTTACAGTTTGAACCGTCGGGCAGGGCGAACAACAGTCTTGACCTGATGCCATAAAAAATCTTTCGGTTGAATCAAAAGAATTGGCGGGGAACAATTCTGTCGCTACCATTAAGCAATTCGGCGATAACGTCAACAACAACATGAGCGACGAGTTTCTTCGTTACGGCCTGCTATGGGATGTCGAGGACATCCCGCTCGCCGTCGAGTTGCGGATGATTGCCAGGGGTGGTCGCTGGACAGATGAGGAAGGCGACACATTCGGTGAAGGCACGGAGTTCCATTGCCGGAAGGCGTGCGAGATGATCTGGCCGCACATTGACTGGCATCGCTGGACGGAGTTGCTGAACAAAGAAGTGCGTAGGCCAGGGGCAAAAGTGACGTGTTTCATGGGGCCTGGGTCTTGTTCCAAGACAAATACCGCCGGATGGGAATATCTGCTCGAATACTACGCTTCACCCAACGACACGCTGGTTTTGATTTCCTCAACCGATATGCGCGGGTTGGAACTCCGCGTTTGGGGTGAAATCAAGATGCTGCACGAAATGGCTTTGGAACGATACCCGGCTTTGCCCGGCTATCTGATTGATTCCAAGCATTGCATTACGACAGATCAACTTGAACAGGATGAAATTGACGAGCGCATCAAAGCTCGTGATCTCAGGCGCGGCGTAATTGGGATTCCAACCGTCCAAGGTGGTAAGAGCGTCGGCCTTGCAAAATGGCAAGGCGTGAAGCAAAAGCATCTGCGATTGATCGCTGATGATGTGTGCGCGATGTCGAGTACGTTTCTTTCAGCGTTCTCGAATCTCAACAACAACATAGATTTTCAAGCCATCATCTGCTTCAACCCCGACGACGTGCTTGACCCGGGCGGCATTGCCGCCGAACCAAAGGACGGTTGGGCTGGACACATGGAACCAGTCAAAACAACCGTTTGGGACACCAAATTTTACAACGGGCGTTGTGTCAATCTAGTCGGATTGGACAGCCCGAACTTCGATTTTCCAAAAGACAAACCGGCACGCTATCCCTATCTCGTCAGTCAGAAAAAGATTGATGAAACCCTGACGGCGTTCCCCAAGGAAAGTTTCGAGTACTACAGCCAGTGCGTCGGCGTGATGAAGATTTCGCAAATGTCGAGGCGCGTCATCACCCGCGACCTGTGCCGCCAGTTCAACGCCCAAGGCCACGCGATTTGGGACGGCAGCGGCACAACGAAAGTAGCTGCTTTGGACGCTTCCTACGGCGGGGACCGGTGCGTGGGCGGGTATGCCGAGTTTGGCCGTTGCGCGGACGGCAAAATCCGGCTGCAATTTCAACCGCCGCACATTATTCCGGTGGTTGTCTCCAAGAACGAGAATCCGATGGCGGAAGAAGATCAGATTTCGGATTACGAACGCAACTTTTGCGTCAGCCGCGACATCCCGCCGCAAAATTTCTTTCACGACTCGACCGGACGCGGTTCGCTCGGAACATCGCTTGCCCGAAAATGGTCTGCCTCGTGCAATCCCGTGGAATTCGGCGGTTCACCAACCAAACGCCCCGTCACACTCGACACTTATATCCGGGACAAAAAGACCGGGATACGCCGGTTGCAAACGTGCGAGGAAGCCTACGTCAAATTCGTGACGGAGCTTTGGTATTCGTTGAGGTTTGCAATTGAAGCCGACCAGATTCGCGGGTTGCCCGAGGACGTGATGAACGAGTTGTGCATGAGGAATTGGGAGGACATCAACGGCAAGAAATGTGTGGAAACCAAGGACGAAATGAAGGAACGCACGCGCAAGAGTCCCGACCTCGGCGATTGGGCGGCGATCATTCTCGAAGGCGCGCGTCGGCTTGGTTTTCAAATCTCTAAAATGGGAAATGACTTGCCAGATGACGATGAACGGTTTAATTGGTTGGACGAATGGCAGCGAAAACATGAAAGCGTGTTGCGCTCCAAAGAATTGAGCCGTCCTTAATGAGACTTCTCAACACCAACAATCGGGTGCCCGGCGGCTGGCGTTACACTCAACTGGACGCCAAGGGCCAGTCGCTACATAAATGGGAGAAAGATTTCGACCCGTGGATGTTGTTTTTGGGGAAAGTGCAGGCGTTCCGAAAAGCCAATCAACTTGTGCGTCAGGACATCGGGTTTGTCGAATCGGACGTGACGGA